GACGGTCAGAGTAACGCCTGTTGCAATAGCCAATGGGCCAGTTGCACTTGCGTTTTCATCTGCGTCGATTGTTGTTGATGTGTTGAGCGTCTGCTCGTTGATGCGGAAGATGTCTCCAGCGCCAGTGTCTGCATCGCCTACGGTGCCGTTTTCACCTTTGAACAGGCCACCACCTGCACCGCCAATCTCACCCCATTCTGTGCCGTCGTAGCCCTCAAAGGAGCCTTCGGTGGAGTTAAATCGCATGAGTCCCGCGCTAGGTGTTCCATCACGCTCACCAGTTGTCCCAGAGGGGATCAAGGCAGAAGCGTTTACCCCAGTGGCACGAACCAAGTCTGTCGTAGCATCAGTTGTCTGATCTATTGTCGCGATGGTAATCCAAGCATCGTCGTCCGAATTTCGCATCTTGAGTATGTCAGCAGTTGAATCATACCAAAGCTGATAGGCGTAGGTTGTAGTTGGCTCAGTATCTCCCGCAGAGTTTGAAGCCAGCGCCTGAAGCGCGCTGTTCAGGTCCGCTCTTGTCGCGGGAAAGCCTTGATTTGCAATGTTGAAATCGTTCTGGCTCATGTTAGCTCCTTGCCGTAGCCCTTGGCGACATAATCGAATGTCAGCGGGTTTGTGCTGACAGAACCACCAGTGTAATTAGTGATCGTAAACCCGCTGCGCGTTTTGTTTGTTATAGCATAGCGATCTCCGTCTGCCAATGATGCCGAAATCCCAATGGCTGGAACCGCTTGGAATGGCGAAGCAAACACAACACTTGTTGTCCCAGTAAATGTCAGGTCATCCCCAGCATCAACACGATCAGGCATATCCACAGAAACACTTAATTCACGAACTGCTGGTGCGTTGCTGTTATCGCTGCTTTCAAGAACCGCTCTAAACCGCAACGCGCGTGCGCGAACATCTCCAACAATAAAGTCGCGATATGCCGACCAAGTAGGCGATCCCGCAGGGTCATCATTTGTGACGGATACTTGCGTCCTCACAGACGTCGTATCGAAAGCCGCTGCATCTCCATCGAAAAAGCCTTTGCGGCTGTCAAAAAGTCCATCAGCGCTGTCGAATGAGTTTACATAGTCAAGAAAGTCCAGCGTCATGGACGTAACAACACGGCTGACGTAAGTGCTGCCAAGGTCAATATACCCGTCAAAGTCATAAGTTCCGTTGCTTGCCATTGAGGTGTTTGTGCCGCCACCATCAAACAGGCCGACTTGATCATCGAAATCACCTGTCACATCATCGAAGTCTTCAGACGTATCAAGCGTAATGTAATTGCCGTTTTCATCAGACAAAAAGACAACATCAGACTTCGCGCCAGCAAAATCTGGGTCTTCATTCTGTGTGACAATAATATTAAGGTAATCAATGTCAGCAACATTCGTGTCGATCACGATTGTCGCGGGGTTCTGGCTTACATTCCCAAGCTTATCCACTGCCTTCAAAAAGTATGTTCCTGTCTGAGCGGGAACAGTAGCAGTGTTTGCAGGTCTTGAGATGCGCTTAACTAAATCAACAGCCTTCTGATACTCAGCGCCAGATGTCAAAGGCGAGTAGCGCAGCTTGTAGTGAGACAGATCAAGATCGCCAACTGGCGTCCAGCTTAAATGAAGAGTGTTCCCAACGACATTTGCCGATAGGTTTTGCACATCTTCTGGTGGCTCAGCGAAAAGAGAAATGTACACATTCTCAACCGTATTCCACTCGCCGCGAACTCCGATGTGGTTGATCGCTCTCGACCTGAAGTCAAAGGCTCCATCACTCACCCCGACAATCTCAAAGCGGTTGCTTTCATTTACGCTAGACGTCGAACCGACTGGAATCCAATTTGTTGCGCCGTGCTTTCTAAACTGAAACTCAAGCCTTTCAGCGCGCAGCGGGTTTAGCGTCACGTCAGCCAGAATAGCGCCGACGACCTGCTGGTTGGCTGTACGCAACTCACCGCCGACAATATTCAAGCCAACGTCAGGAACAAAGTCGAAATCAGGAAGCGTTGTGTTGTTCTTAATGATTTCGGACTCTTCAGCGTTCCAATCAAATGCCGCCTCGCTGGTTTCCCGCAAGCTTAGATTTACACGCAGGTCACCAGCCTCTTGATCCGCAGCAAAACGCCAGCCAACCACCTCGAACTCTTTTTCATCAAATCCGTAGCGCTCATTGGTGAATGCAATGATGTCACCGACCTCAATGTCAAAAGCTTCAAGCCCAAAGTCGGCATTGAGAGCCATCTGCTCGCGACCACGATACAGAGTCAACTTTGCTATTCGTTGAGCGGTGGCTGCTGACGTTGTGTAGGCGAAAGGAAGATCAAGCGCCAACTCTTCACCGTTGTCTTCAGTTCTAAAAACACTGCTCGTTAGCTGAGGGTAGTCGGCAGTGATGTAACCCTGCGAGGCATCATTAAACACACCGCGAATTGTGTTGAAATTGTCTCGCATCGTTGTGCGCGTATCCAAGTTGATTGGCCCGCGCAGATCGTCAAGGGTAAGCGTTTTCACTGGCGCTGTGTATGTGCCGACCTTGAGCTTCCAGTAACCAGAACCCCAGAAAAGCGTTCCAGCACATGCTGTGGACATGTCGCCCAGAACGCTTCCGATAGGGGCTGCTGCGTTAAATGTTCCATTGATCGTGTATCTCTTTTCTGTCCCACCACCAGACAGCGCGACAAGCTCATCTGATTCATTCGCCGCAGCAGAAAACACAACGTCATCAATCGCGTTGTCAGAAAGTCCATAAACACTTGTGATCAAGTCTCGAATGCACAGCGCAGCATTGTTGCTATAAGCAGTCGAAGACGTGCGCGGGTCATAGACCTTCTTGCCCTTAACTAAAGCAGTCACCAAAGGCAGTCCTGTGGCAAAAATATCTTGATCAAACTCATATCGGACATAGAGATAAGCAATGCCGTTGCCGACAAAATTATTGGTCACAGATGTCTCGCTGACCAAGTCATTATCAGCAGTTGTTTGATTGCCAAGATGCTTGCGGATGCGAATTTTGTTGGCCCACTTGCCGCCAACAAGTCCTGTGCTTGCATTCCAACTTACAACGTCCTCACCTATGTAAATGTCGCCAATCTCTTCAACTTCGTGAGCAGCCAAAACGATGACTTGATGCAAGAACTTGTTATCCGCACCAGTGCTTTCGTAAAACGTAATGACACCACCTTTGCGCACTTCACCATAGATGAACGCGGCAGGTGACGTGGCTTCCTTGGCGTTTACCAGCGTTCCTCTCGACGTCCCCGTGGCACCACCTCCAGCGCCACCGCCGCCTCCGATGCCGCTGCCACCGCCGCCGCCGAATGCAAAAGATGGAAGTTCAGGCTTCGGCGCGAGTGCGCTTATAGCCCAAGATGTGACTGCCGTAATGGCGACATAGCCGACAGCAGATGCAACAGTAATACCCGCGACAATCGCGGTTGAAGCCAGCGCGGCAGAACCGCCCAAGGCGGTTATAATAGCCGTACCGACAGTAACAGGATCACGCGGAACGCGGTCCCAGTCATTCCAGTTTCTGAACGTGAATTCGCCAAGCCTATATTTCATGATTTAATCCAAGCCTGATCAATGTCATCTAGCGGCAAGTATATCACACCCACCTCATCCAAGAAAGCAGCCTTGCTGCCAGTAGAAATTCCCATTGCCACACCAGTGATCCACTTGCGCGCCTTCTTGGTTGTCACCAACGCACCAAGGGGAGGAACCCCGACGATCCGCTGCCAGCGTGTGTCAATGGCGTCTTCAAGTGTGTTTGCGCTGTGCCTACGCCAAAGCTCCTTGCGAAGCTCTGACCTTCTGATCACTTTACCTTCTGGCATGTAGTTGCCAATCCACTCATCTGCCCAGCCGTGACCATACATGCTGCGCCAAGCATCATTGGTGAAGGTCAAGCAGTCATGAGACCCCCAAACAAAGTCATTACCCTTAACTGACTTCAAATAAGCGTTCAGACGTTCGCGCGGCCCCATACGATTTCCCTGTCCTGCAAGTCGGCAACATAGGAAAAGAACGTATCTCCGCTGTAGCGCGATTGATGGTTTTCTTCGGTATATCGCCAATTACTGGATTTGTTAAGTCGCAGAAGCTTGCTTTCAACAGTAAGGCTTATGGTGCTGCTCTCGCCGCTGTCCTCAATGGTCATTTTGTCCATCAAGCCGCTGAAAACTTCAATGGGCTGCGCTGAGTCAGTGGTGCCAAAGTATATAAAGCAGCTTCGGCGCTGATATGGCTCTTGAATAGCTAACGCCACAAGCTCGTTTGGAACGCCCGAAAGCTGAAGAGACGCACCCTTTGCCGAAAGGTCATTAGCCTCTTCAAGCCCGCTGATCGAAAGGAGAGAGCCAGTTCCGATATAGTTCTCGGCCCCAATCGTTTTTTCCCCATAGCCTGTCCAGAAACGAATGGGCGTGCTGTCAAAATCCAACTTAACAGCATAGAAAGGGTAAACCTCTGGCTGGCTAAGTGCGAGCAGAAGATCGGCTGGAACTGTGCGACTCATACTTTTTCCATTGCGCTAAAGCTAATGCCGTAAACAGCAGCGTTATTAATGTTCCAAGATTGCTCATTCGTCGTAAGTCTAAATTGACCTTGAGCATTCGAGAGCGTAGCTGATGCGGCTGACTGGTTTGTCCTGATCGCGGGCCATATCTCAAGAGTGCCATCCCCGTCCTGATCCTGCAAAACCTTGTGCAGCGTTGCTGTGCCACCAGACCCAAGCTGGAAATAGTCTCCAGCAAGCAAAGTTCCTGTCATCGCCACCGTCACACTGTTGTCGCCAGTAAAACCTGTGATCGTCGCAGATGTAGCTGTGCCGCGAGCAGTGCCACTTATACTGTCACCAAGCAGGAAACTTCCAAGCGGCCCGCGAAGGGAAACCAGCCAAGCGATCCACCGCTCTGCGTCAGACCTGTGCATTGGGGGCAAAGTCACATCAGCTTGCCACATCTGTCCAGCGTAGGCGTGAGCCTGACCTGCAAACGTAAATGGGCTTCGAGAATACGCGACAGCATTGGTCGCCCTAAGTTCAATCTCAGAAAAGCCAGTGTGAGTTGGTAGTGCTAAAGGGTAACTGATCGCCATTGCTAGAATGCCCCGCCATATGTTCCACCGCGCAGCTTTGCATCGACAACAGCAGCCTTTGTCGCTGCCACCATTTTCGGGAGCAAAGCGTTGACTTCAGCGCGGCTTACGCCGCTGCCAAATGTGTTGTTCTGAATGACTGTGACGCCGCCAGAAGACTGTCCGCGCGTGTGGTCTAGAACTGTCTCGCGCGGGTGCATCATTGCCATGAAGCCACCCTTGCCATCTAGCCCCCCTGCGCGAGCGCCGTTGCCCGTGTACCCGCCACCGTCATAGCTAGGTCTCGCTACAGGACGGACACTTCCCGTTCCTAGAGGCATGGATGGACCTGAAACCTGATTTAGGTTGAAGTACCCGCCAATCGCATTGGTTATAAAGCCCGTGATCCTCTTCACAACGAACACACGATAAAGCTCCTTGATAATTTCAGAAGCCATTGATCTAAAGGCATCCTTTACCGACTTGGTGCCATCAACAGCGCTCATCATGGCATTCTCGAAGGATTGCCCCACAGAGTTCTGTATGTCTTTCAAGCGCTTCATTGCTGGCGAAAGCTCGGTATTAACCGCTTTAGCGACCCCAGCCGTTTTTTTAGCAGCCTCAACCCCAGCCTCTCCGAATACCGTTACGTCGGATGCCCCATCCCTGAATGATTGCCTTAGAGCAGCCATAGATTCCAATGGAGCAGTGACTGATGCTGCAACGCCACTAAGCTCACCGCTGGCTGCTGCCGCCGCAGACGTCGCAGCGTCAGCTAAATCCCTCATCTCGCCAGCCATTGAGCCTCCCAGTGGAGACAAGTTCGTATTGAACAGGCTATTTAGCGCATCCGCTACGTCGGCGGTGAAATCCACGAATGAAGCCGACATATCAGCTAGCTTCCCAAGGAAGAAAGCAGACATTGCTGCCGACCCAGCCTTAATCGCTAGCGGAACAGTGCTAAATGCCAGACGTATCCGCTCAAAGACTTCGACGGCTACATTCTTCAGGAGACTCAGTGCTTCTCCGAATGACCCTGCGCCCTTTTTAAGCTGGAGGAACATTTCTATTAGCTTCGCCACACCTAGCAAGACAGCTATAGGCAAGAAGCGCATCAATATCGCGCCCACAGCCTTGAGCGCGCCACCAAGAAGCAAAACTGATGATCTTGCGGCGACCATAACGGTGCTGAACCTTCCTGCGGACAACGCCGAAGCGATGACAGCAGCCCTGACCTGAACCATTGCAGCGGCAAGTATCTTGCTCGACCCCGCCGCCGCGACCATTGAGCCGACCATCCGAACTCCGACAACTGCGGCGAACAGGCCCGCGGCTATCAACGCCGTATCAATGTTTTGCGCAATAAAGGGGAGCGCCGATCCGAATGCCTCCTTGACCGATGAGATTGATTCTCTCACAGCCATTAGGGGAGCCTGAAGAACCCCAAGGACGCTGCCAAGATTTTCGACTTCTTTTCCAGACTTCTGCACCGCGACACCGAACGCAGCAAAAATGGCAACGCCAGCGCCGACTACTGCACCAATAGGTCCAAATATCTGCAAAAGCTGAGGAGCCTGCTGACCGAAGGCCTGCATCTTGGACGTGCCGTTCGCTACCTGAACCGCGTAGTCCCCAATTTGATAACCCGCCTGCTGCAAGCCACCCATCGCGAATTTTCGCAACTTAACTTGGCTGGATGATACCTCCTTGGAGAAGCGACCCATGCCCGATTGGGCCTTCCTGACCGCTGCGCCAGTGCGCTGAGTGGCCTTAGTTACGTCATTTAATCCCTTAATGGCCCCGCCTGTTTGGGCCGCGACAACGATGTTAATCTTACTCATTTTTGTCGCGCTCCTCAATCAGCGTAAAGTATGCGATCCATTCATTATACTCGTTTAGGCTTATTTCTTCAATCTCTGAGATTGTTCGCTTCAGCCTGAGAGCCAAGCCAATAAGATTAAACCTGAATGGATCGCCCCTTAGTTTTTTTCGTGGTCTTCCGCGCTTTCGGCATTAAAGATTGCGCCGAACACCTTCGCGATAACACCGACAGACTCACCCAGAAGGGTGGCCTTGTCCTCAAGCGTAAACAGCTTTTCACCATCGTCGCCCTCGGCCTTGAGGATAATCATTTCCACCATAGAACTCATACTCGGCTCTGTTAGGAAATTGGAATACTTGCGCTGCACCTTCTCAATGTCGCGCGCGGATACCTGCGCAAAGTAAAGGCGAAGCGGTGTGTCCGCCTCGCCCCACTCTTCAACATCAAGAAAACCGCGTTGCTGTTCCGCTCGCTTCGCTGCGATGCGTTTAGCTAGGGTCATATTTTAACTCACTGTGGTTGTTGTCAATGCGCCGTTACCTTGCACGGAAATGCTCATCTCCACAAGCCCATCGAAAGATGAGTTGATTGAGCGGCTCGTAACGATAGCCGAACCAGTAAGCTCGACGTCGCCAGTGGTGTCGCCCTCTGGATACAAGCTTAGCGTGACTTCAGCGCCAATCGTCAGTGCGCCTTGGCCTGTCGTGTCTGTCTCATCGTACAGGACGTCAAGCGAGCCTGTGTACGTCGTCAGGGATGGTTTGTACGTTCGAGCCGTGTCACCCATTGACGTATCTTCAAGCGTTTCAGCGGTCTCCTCAATTGAGAAAGAACGAATCTCTGCAATCGCGTTGGAACCGACTTTTACAGTCCCCTCGCTACCAGCGTGCGTAGCCATGTGAATCTCCTATCTAGCCGTTTCCGCATTTTCGATGCTTGTGACATACAAAAC